CATAGGCCAGACGCGAATGCGACTTTCTGCCAGGTGGTCTAAACATAAGCAAAGCGCTAGAGAAGGCGCTCCTTGGCCGATTTCGGCAGCAATTAGAAAGTACGGGCCAGAGGCATTTTCTATCGAAGTTGTTGAGGAGTGCCATAGCCTTGACGAGCTAAATGCGGCCGAGATACGCTGGATTGCGGAAATCACCCCTGCCTACAACGCAACTGCAGGCGGAGGTGGGCTGGCAAGCCCATCAGAAGCCGTCCGGTCAAAAATTTCTGAGGCAGGCAAAGGCCGCAAAATCACAGAAAATCAGCGCGCTGCATTAATTGCAAGGAACACAGGGCGCACGGTTTCTGAAGCTACGCGCCAAAAACTTTCTGAGGCATTTAAAGGGAAACAAACGCGGAAGACCCCTATGTCGCACAAGGAGCTTGCTCAGTTAGTTGCCAGAAATAAATCGCGGCGCATACACCCAGAGCACAAGCCCTGGGCGGACGAGTTAAAAGACCTTACTGTGCCGGAGCGGCGTGCAAAAGTGGCAGAACTGGTCAAGCTAGAGTATGCAGCTGGGCTAAGGAAGAAGTTGTTTGGGGCGGACAACCCAATGTATAAAGTGCCAAAGTCTGAGTCGGTTAAGGCATCACTGTCGCTGCAGATGGCTGGCGAAAAAAACCCGTTCTACGGCAAGTTGCATACTGAAGAAACGAGGGCTAAAATGGCCGCAGCACATGCGTCCAGACATCCTGTTGAGTGTCCGCATTGTGGCGTTGTTGGTAGAAGCAATGCTATGAAGCGTTGGCACTTTGATAACTGCAGGAGCGTAAAATGACAACAAGTGGGACAACAAACTTTAATCTGGATATTGCAGAGCTGATTGATGAGGCGTACGAGCGAGTTGGTGTAGAAGGGGCTAGAAACGGGTACGCATTTCGCACCGCGCGGCGGTCAATGAATCTGTTGTTTGCGGATTGGAGTAATCGCGGCATCAATTTGTGGACGCTGGACCAAGGCTCCATCCCACTTATTGAGGGCACGGCAACATACGCGCTACCGACAGATACCGTGGATTTGCTAGACGCTGTAGTGCGCACGGGGTCTGGGTCTAGCCAAGCTGACATCGTGATCAACCGTATCAGCGAACCCGTGTACGCCACCATCCCAAACAAGAACACCGAAGGCCGGCCCATCCAGATGTGGGTACAGCGGTTGATTACTCCGCAGATTACGGTATGGCCGGTTCCGAATCAGTCGAGCACGTACACGTTGCTGTACTGGCGTCTGCGCCGCATTCAGGACGCAGGATCCGGTGCCAACACTGTGGATATGCCCTTCCGTTTTCTACCGGCGCTTGTCGCTGGGCTGGCCTACTACCTTGCACTGAAGGCCCCTGGCGGGTTGGAGCGCTTGCCGGTCCTGAAGCAGCAGTATGACGAAGCGTGGGATCTGGCCAGTTCGGAAGACCGCGAGAAGGCCGCCATTCGACTTGTCCCGCGTGTTGGGTACGTGACATGAGCAACCCAGAATTTTCTGGAGACGTAGATGTCAAGTAAATTCGCAAGAGGTGCTAAAGCCTGGGGGATGTGCGACGAGTGCGGTTTCCGTTTTTTGCTGGCCAAGCTCAAGACGGAAACGGTTGCCGGCCGCAGCAACAACCTGCTGGTTTGCCCTGAATGCTGGGACAAAGACCACCCGCAGAACTGGCAGGGTCGGTATCCTGTTTACGATCCGCAGGCTTTGAGGAACCCGAGGCCGGATACTGGCCTTGCTGCGTCTCGTGAAATACCCGACAATGGCAAAAGTATTGAGGACATCTTTGTCCCATAAGGAGCTGTGATGGCCAAGAAAATGATGTTCGAAGAGCCCGAGAGCAAGCGCGACGAAATGAAGGAAGACCGCCAGAAGGTCAAAGCCGTCGAGAAAATCGCCACCACCAAGGTGCGCGAGCACGAGCGCAAGATGCACAAGAAGATGGCTTCTGGTGGCATGGTTGCCCGTGGCGGTGGTGCTGCCAAAAAAGGTTTGAAGTTCACCCGTAACGGCTGATCATGACTTACGCAGAGCTGACAGCCTTGCTGGAAGACACCGTAGAGAACAGCTTTACGGCGGCGCAGCTCGCGCTGTTTTTTCAGGCGGCCGAAGAGAAAATCTACAACGTCGTCCAGCCGCCTGCGATCAGGCGTAATCAAACTGGCACGCTGTCGGCAAGCAATCAGTATCTGAGTACGCCTTCTGACTTCCTGTACCCGTTCTCTTTGGCGGTCAATGTGGATGGCGAGTACCAGTACCTGCTGGACAAGGATGTGAACTACATCCGTGAAGCCTACCCCTCTGCTTCGACTACGGGCGTTCCTAAGTACTACGCTGTCTTTGACGAAAACACGATGCTGCTTGGCCCCACTCCGGACGCTTCGTACACGGTGGAGCTGCACTACGCGCGCTACCCGACGTCGATCACAACCGGTACGTCTTGGCTTGGTGATAACTACCCAACGGCGCTGCTCAACATGGCCGTGGTTGAGGCCGGCAAGTTCTTGAAGCTGGAGCAAGACACCATGGCGGTGTACGACAAGCAGGCAACAGAATCGTTGGCACTTGTAAAGAACGCCGGCGATGGCAAGCTGCGCCAAGATACGTATCGTTCAGGGCAGGTTCGTGTACCTGTCAAGTAAGGAGTAAGAAATGGCGATCACCCAGGCTATGTGCAGCAGCTTCAAAGAAGAGTTGCTTGGCGGCATCCATGACTTGGACACCGACACTATCAAGATCGCTCTGTATACCAGCAGTGCAACGCTTGGCGCAGCAACCACGGCGTACTCAACAACAAATGAGGTGTCCGGAACAGGCTATACCGCAGGCGGCAATACGCTAACAAGCCCCGTAATTTCCCTGGATGGCACAACGGCGATTGTAGATTTTGACAACACCACCTGGACTTCTGCGACTATCACCGCCCGTGGCGCGTTGATCTACAACTCCAGCAAGGCAAACCGCGCGATTGCGGTACTTGACTTTGGCGCTGACAAGACCTCGACCGACGGCGACTTTACCGTCACCATGCCGGCAGCCGCTGCTGCAACCGCACTGATCCGTATTGCTTGAGGTAGTACAGTGTGGCCTCGTCTATTGAATACGTAGGCTGGGGTTCAGGCCCCTGGAGTCGTGGCTCCTGGGGGCTAGATGTTGTTGACGTTTTTGTTGATGGCATAGCGGCTACTGGCGGCGTAGGCACCGTAGTAGTTACGGAAGGCACGGGCGTTGCGGTAGCGGTAACAGGCGTAGCTGCATCCGGGGTTATTGGTGACGCACTTGTTTCTGCTTCTGCCGTCACCGCTATAACTGGCGTTGTTGGAACTGGCGCAATCGGAACCACTGCTGCGAGCGCTGCAGCAAACGCTGCTGCTGTTGGCGTATCCGCACAAGGCGCGTTTGGCAACGTTTCAACTAGCGGAGCTGCTTCTGTAGCGCTTACAGGAGCGACTGCAACCGGTCAAATTGGCACAGTAACCATATCGTTTGGCATAACGGTAACTGTATCCGGTGTTTATGGATCTACGGGGCTTGGCAACGTTGCCAGCACTGCGGATGCGGATGTTCTTGTTTCTGGTGTTGCTGCTGTTGGTTTTGTGGGGTCAGTGTTTCTTTGGGGCGATGTCATTGATGGGCAGAACCCAAACTGGCAAAGCACTGGAGGCGCTGGCGAAGCCGGGTGGCAGAATGTAATTGATACGCAGGCCCCGAACTGGCAAAATGCCGGTAGCGAACATGATCCGAGCTGGAGCGATGTGGTTGACGCATCCTCTGTCGATTGGCAAGAAGTTGCCGCGTAAGGAAAAAACATGGCATCAACGTACTCTACCAACCTCAAGATCGAGCTGATCGCCACCGGCGAACAGTCGGGCACCTGGGGTTCGACCACGAACACCAACCTTGGCACAGCTTTGGAAGAGGCCATCGTCGGGCGGGCCACCGCCAACTTTGCCACCGACGCAGATCTGACGCTGACGCTGACCAACGATAATTCGACCCAAGCCGCTCGGGCTTTTGTGCTGAATGCAACAGGCACCATCTCCACCGCGCGCAACCTGATCGTGCCGACGATCAACAAGCCGTACATTGTGCAGAACAACACTACCGGCGGCCAGAGCATTGTTGTGAAAACCAGCGCCGGCAGCGGGATTACTGTGCCAAACGGCAAGGAAGCCTTTGTTTATGCTGACGGCACGAACGTCGTTGCCGCCATTGACTATCTCCCATCGCTGGCACTAGGCACTGATTTGGCGGTTGTGGACGGCGGTACGGGCGCTTCCGATGCAGCCACCGCGCGCACTAACCTTGGCGCCACAACGGTCGGGGCAAACCTGTTCACAGCAGCAAACCCAAGCGCTATTCGGTTTTTGCGGGTCAACGCGGATAACACAGTTTCTTTGCTGAGTGATTCTGACTTTCGTACGGCCATCGGGGCTGGAACTGGAACTGGAGATGTCGTTGGGCCATCATCCAGCACCAGTGGCAACGTTGCCGCCTTTAACGGCACGACTGGCAAGCTGATCCAGGACGGCGGCAAGGCTTTGCCTACTGGCGACGTGGTCGGCACGACCGACACCCAGACCCTGACGAACAAAACGCTGACGGCTCCCGTCATCAGTAGCATCAGCAATACTGGGACACTGACGCTACCAACCAGTACCGACACCCTGGTGGGCAGAGCGACAACTGACACGCTCACCAATAAGACGTTGACCGCGCCGACGATGACAGGCGCCGTCCTTAACGACGGCTACACCGAAGAAGTCTACGCTGTCTCCGGCACCACACCAGCCCTGTCGCCCACCAACGGCTCGATCCAGACATGGACGCTCAGTGGCAACTCGACACCTACCGCTGGCACATGGGCCGACGGGCAGTCAATTACGCTGATGGTCGATGACGGCACCGATTACACAATCACTTGGACATCTGTTGCGGTGACGTGGAAGACCGATGGTGGTTCTGCTCCGACCCTCAACACCAGCGGCTACACCGCGATTGCCCTGTGGAAAGTCGGCAGCACCATTTACGGTGCTCGCGTGGGGAATGCGTGATGCTGTGGCAGAAGTTAATGGGTACATTCTCCGCAGCCTCCGGCATAGAGTACGTTGGCGGTTATGTATTAGGCTTTACTGGTCAAACAACAGACAGGACGGTAACGCTTACATCGCTGACTGGCGGCATTGCCTCTGCACCTTCTGCTGGTGATTTGGTGATTGTGTGCTTTGGAACTGGGTCGAGTGCAAACACAGCTTTAGCTGTAGCAGGATACACAGAGGTCCAAGAGGTATACGCTAATGACTCAGCAGACACTAATTTTGTAGTTGCATATAAGTTCATGGGCGGCACGCCAGATACCAGCGTTATTTTAGCTGGAGGCACCCAAAGTACGTCTGATGCCGGTGCGGTTTATGTTGCCGTATGGCGTGGCGTTGATACAACTGTCGATGTAAGATACAGGATTGGAACGGCGTTAAATACTGTCCGTCCAAACCCGTTGCCAATTACACCTGACACAGATGGCTCAATAGTTTTGGTTGCCGGTGCAGGCGGTCATACTGCGGGCGCCCAAACCTTTTCCTCTTCTGAGCTAACTGATTTTCAGTCTGAGGGTAGAAACGACACTTTCGATGCCACCATTGGTGGCGGGTATATAGAGTGGACGTCTGGTGCATTTGATCCAGCGCAGTTCACATTCAGTACGACAGATAGTACAGGCTACTCCAACGCATCCGCCACGTTGACGCTTGTTCCGGAGCAAAACGCCACAACACCGCCAACATTTATTGCATCGGCAAAAACATCCAACGAAACCCTTGGTACTACTTTAGTTATTGCAAAACCCACCGGAACCGCCGAGGGCGACCTCATGGTTGCATTTATGGGGGCAAGTAACGATGCCACTTGGACTGGAGATACTGATTGGACGGAAGTTGTCGATGAAGGCGTGGAACCTTCTTTGAGAGTGGCTTACAAAATTGCAGGGGCATCCGAGCCTGCCGATTACACTTTCACTTGCTCTGTATCCTCGCATCGAGCTGGCACCATTCTTACGTTCAGAAACGCGGCTTATGAAACGGCGAGTTCGGTAACTACCGTAACCACAGAAACTAGCGTGTCAACACCCTCTGTTAGCACAGGCTATAACATACTGATTGGGTTTATTACTGACGAGAACAGTGGAGAGCACACTGAGCTACCGACCATGGAAATTCCCACACTGAATACACAAACATCAGCATCTCGGATGCGCTGGGTAGTTGGTACAGAAACTGTCGCGGCTGGACAGTACAACAGGTTTTTTTCGTACGCAGTTGACGATCAAAACGCAACCAGCGCCGTTTTGGTAGTGATTAAACCCGCATAAGGACTCACAATGTACGCACTCATCACCAATCAACAGGTCGAGAAATACCCATACTCAATCGGCCAGTTGAGAAAAGACAATCCACAGGTCAGCTTCCCGAAGAACCCTTCGGACGCAATGCTGGCGTCCTATGGCGTCTTGCCAGTTGCTACAGCAGCGCAGCCGTCGTTTGATCCTGCCACGCAGAAGGTCGAGGAGGGTACGCCCGCCGATATTGGCGGGCAGTGGACCCAGGTCTGGGACGTGGTGGCGCTGACGCCTGAAGAGCAGCAGCAATACCTCGTCGGTCTACAAGAAGATATCGTCGCGCAGACGCAGCAGCGTCTTGATGACTTTGCCCGCACCCGTGGGTACGATGGCATCTTGAGCGCCTGCACCTACGCCACCAGTACAGTGCCGAAATTTGCAGCCGAAGGCCAGTATTGCGTTACCTCCCGTGACGCTACCTGGGCCAAGCTGTACCAGATGCTGGCCGAAGTGCAGGCCGGCACCCGACCAGTACCCAGTGGGTTTGAAGACATCGAACCTGAGCTCCCCGTACTTGCTTGGCCGGCATGAACGATCCGACCCGCCGCCTAGTCAAGATTGGTGATGCGTTCAGCCAACTGCTGAACGTCGCTCTGTTGCCAAACCACACGTTGACGACGGCCAACGAGTCCATTTCAGGCCGAGCCCATCGTTGCGGCTGGAAGCGTACTGAGCGCTTTATTGATTGGCTGTTCAGCCCGTGGGAGCGCGACCACTGCTTTATGAGTCACAAAGCCGATTTGCAACGGGCCGAGCAATTTCTGGCTGGGGAGAACAAACAATGACACTGATCCAAGATGCGAAACTGGTGCTGCTGAAGGCATGGTCGATTCGACTGGCGCTGTTGGCTGCGCTGTTCAGCGCTGCAGAAGTGGCACTGCCGTTCTTTGCCCCATTCATGCCGCCGCACGTCATGGCGATTCTGGCCGTCTTTGCCAGTACCGGCGCTGCGGTTGCCCGTGTTGTAGCTCAACCCAAAAGCATGGGGGAGGCGGGGCTGTGAAACACCCGCGCACTGCGCTTGCTGCCCTGACGCTATCGGCGTCCGCACTGGTAGGTATTGCGGTGCACGAGGCATTCCGCCCCACGGCCTACCTGCCGACCCCAAATGATGTGCCGACCATTGGTTTTGGCACCACTGGCGGCGTGCAGATGGGTGACAAGATCACCGTGGAGCGCGCACTGGTGCGGCTGCTGGCTGATGCTGACAAGTTCCAGCGCGATCTGAAGGCTTGCATCGGTGACGTGCCGTTGCACCAGTACGAGTGGGACGCCTACGTGTCCTGGGCCTACAACGTGGGCACCACAGCCGCCTGCCGATCCACACTAGTGCGGAAACTGAAACAGACACCACCTGACTACGCAGGTGCCTGCAAGGAACTAGACAAATGGATTTATCAGGCGGGCAAGCCGCTAAAGGGTTTAGTCAAACGTCGGGCTGAGGAAAGGGCACTGTGTGAAGGCCGCTCTTAATTCGATTGCCCATTCGGGGTTTTGTCAGCAGGGCTTCTTGTACGGGCCAGCCGTTCCTGAGCCTCCAAGCAAGCAGCGTTTTGTCCAGACCATGGATTTCCGCCCATTCAGAAACGCACCGACGCTCGCCCTGAAACTCGACAAATACGTTGGACTTCGTGTTTCTCTGCTGAGCTTTGATGTTTGCCCATCGGCAGTTCTTGGGATGGTAGCCAAGAGCGCCGTCGATTCGGTCAATCGTGCAACCTACTGGGCGCTCACCCATGTCCGCCAGAAAGTTCTCAAAGGTCAGCCATTCCTCGCACACAGTCACGCCGATGGCGCCGTAGCGATGGTACTTATCGTGCCCTGGATAGGTGCATCGGCGGACCATATTCACCCAAGTGATGTATGTCGGGGATTGCTTCCTGCCCGCAACGTGCCCATGGGTCTTGGGGTGCTTCAGCGACTCGCTGGCGCATTCTTTGGAGCAGTGCTTGCCGCGCCCCGCATTTATTACGCCCTGAGTTGTCGTAAAAACAGCACCACAGTTTTTGCACGTTGCTTGAATCTTCATGCGAAGATTATACAGCAGGATAAGCAGGCCGGCATGGTGCTGCGCGGCCTGACCATCCGCCGCCAAGCTGAATACAAGCAGTGTATGGGAGGCGTCTGATGTGGCCAACCAAGACCCTAATCGGTATCGTGATTTTGACGACACTGCTGATTTCGCATTGGCGTGTCTACTCAACTGGATACGAATCAGGGGTGACGCATACCGAGCAGGCTTGGAACGAAGAGCGCTTGGCGACAGCCAAGGCGCAGATGGCGGAACTGGAGAAAGCCCGCAAAGCACAGGAAGCAATGCAGGCCCAGGTGGACAAGATTCGACGGGAGAGTGCCAATGAGAAACGCCGCATTGCTGCTCAGTACGAGCGCACTATTGCTGGGCTGCGCCAGCGTCCCAACCGTCCAAGTGCAGCAGACTTGCCCAAGAGTACCGATACTGGAGCTGGACCTGCCGCCGGGTGTACTGGACGAGAGCTTTACAGACCGGATAGCGAGTTTCTTCTCGGGGAAGCTGCCAGAGCCGATCAGTTACGAATTGCACTCAAATCCTGCCTCGCGGCCTACAATTCGGCTAGACGCGAAGTAAACGGAGAGTCGCCGTGACGGTTAAAAAGCTGCAGTTTCAGCCAGGGTTCAATCAGGAAGTAACCAGATACGCTGGCGAAGGCCGTTGGTGGTCTGGTGACAAGGTGCGCTTTCGTCAAGGCTTCCCAGAAAAGATTGGTGGGTGGGCGCGCATTTCTGCAAACACTTTTCAAGGTGTCTGCCGTAGTCTGTTTACCTGGGTAACGCTTGGCGGCCTGCGCTACACAGGCGTCGGCACACACCTGAAGTTCTACGTAGAAAACAGCGGTAGTTACTACGACATCACACCGCTTCGAGATACGGCTACGCTGACAGATCCGTTCACGGCCACAAACGGCTCCAACGAACTTCTTGTGGCGGACGTCGCCCACGGCGCCAAAGAGAACGACTTTGTAACCTTCAGTGGGGCCACTGGTCTTGGTGGTGTTGTTACTAGCGACGTGCTGAACGCGGCGTTTCAGATTACTGAAGTTGTGGATGCCGACTCTTACAAGGTGCAGCTTCCTGTCACCGCCAACGCTACGGACGCATCAGGTTCTCCAGGCGGGGGCACCGTGACTGCCGCGTACCAAATTGCTGCCGGATATGACATTGAAACGCCTCTTTTTGGGTGGTCTGCTGGCGGCTGGGGGCTTGGTCCTTGGGGCACTGGGGAGTCGTCTTTTGCGCTTCTTCGAGTATGGAGCCAATCCAACTTTGGCGAAGATCTGGTTTTTGCCCCGCGCGGTGCTGGTATGTACTACTGGGACTCCAGCGCTGGAACTGGAACGCGGGGGGTAAATGTCACCACCCTCTCCGGTGCCAGCGACGTTCCTACTGTTGTCAACAGCGTGCTGGTCTCCGACGTCAGTCGTTTTGTGTTTGCTTTTGGGTGCAACGAGCTTGGCAGCTCTACGCTAGACCCCATGCTGATTCGGTGGTCTGATCAGGAAGACATCACCAACTGGACACCCGCCGCGACAAACCAAGCAGGTAGCCTGCGTCTGTCTCTCGGTTCCGACATCATTGCGCGCCAGCAGTACCGGCAAGAGATATTGGTCTGGACGGACGTTGCCTTGTATTCGCTGCAGTATCAAGGAGCCCCTATCGGCTGGGGTGCGCAGTCTTTGGCGGACAACATCTCCATTGTCGGGCCGAATGCAGTTGCCGCCGCCTCTGGGGCGGCTTTCTGGATGGGCGACGGCAAGTTTTATGTTTACGACGGCACCGTTAAAACGCTGAGCTGCGATCTCAAAAGAAAGGTGTTTAATGCGCTGAACCGCGACCAAGCTCTGCAAGTGTTTGCCGGCACCAACGAGCAATTCAGCGAGGTGTGGTGGTTCTACCCGTCTGGCAGCAGCACAGTACCCAACCGTTATGTTGTTTACAACTACGCAGACAACATCTGGTACGACGGTGAAATGACGCGATACGCATGGAGCGACAGGGGGGTGCGTGAGTACCCGCTGGCGGCTATCTCTGATAAATTGGTGCAGCACGAATTTGCTTGTTGCGACTCCTCTGGCGATGAAACGGTTCCAATACCTGCCTACATCGAGTCCACAGAATTTGATCTGGACGACGGCGACCGCTTTGGGTTCGTGACCCGCATACTGCCGGATATCACGTTTACAGGTTCCACAACCACAAACCCACATGCAGACATCACGCTATACCCGATGCGCAACTCCGGCACTGGGTTTGGCGAGTCAGTAGGCGGAGAGATGACTGCATCCACAACGCGCAGCGTAACGGTCCCAGTCGAGGAGTTCACTGGGCAGGTGTTTGTGCGGGTCCGCGGCCGGCAGATGGTGCTGCGCGTCAGCTCAGACGCTGGCGGAGTTAAATGGCAGCTTGGCGCCATGCGGTACGACGTGCGTCCTGACGGCAAGCGCGGGTAAGCGTTCTGGTGTACTATACGAAGTACGAAAGGATGCGAACATGAACCCTAGACTTGTAGATCGCACGGGTATGCGGTACGGCAGGCTTACCGCGCAGAAAAAAGTAGGAAACGATAGACACGGACGTGCTTTATGGCAGTGTGTATGTGATTGCGGGACGCCAATTGTGGTGTCTTCGTGCAGTCTTTCAACTGGTAACACCGCTTCATGCGGTTGTTTGTTGCGTGAAACTATAACTAAGCACGGTGGAACCGGGAAAGGCTCTTACAACACATGGAGAGCCATGATGCGGCGTTGCTACAACAGCGCGGATAAGGACTACCAGCGTTATGGTGCTGTCGGTGTGGTTGTGGATCCCAGTTGGCATAAGTACGAAAACTTTGCACGTGATATGGGCGAGCCTGTTGGCAACCAATCACTTGATCGCATAGATCCTTATGGCGGATATTGCGCGCAGAATTGCCGGTGGGCGACGCCGACTACGCAGGCAAGAAACATACGAGTGCCAGCTACAAGTAAGTCTGGTGTAGTTGGCGTAGCGCAGTCAGGAAGCGGATGGATTGCTAGGTTGCAGCACCAAAAGCGATGCTACATATCAAAGCGATTTGCCACCAAAGAAGAGGCTATCGCTGAACGAAAGCGCTTAGAAATTGCGCATTGGGGGAAGTAACCATGGCCCTGGAAGAGTTCAAAGCTCCTACGCTTCCACTGCCGCCCGGGCAGTACGACCAAACGCACTTCGCTCGGCTGTACCAGATGCTCCGGCTGTATTTCAATCAGCTGGACTCTGACGCTGCCCACCGCGCGTTTACATACCGCGGCAACGGCTACCTGCTGACCAACCCCCACATTGCCGCTTCCGACTCCACCGATCAGTACGCAACGGCCGACGACACGCCAACCTTGGTTCTGTGGGACACGTTTGAAGCGGGCTACGGGTTTACACTTAATCCTTCTGGATACGCCGCACCTGAC